TCCACCTATAATTCTTTCTATTTTAGAAACTGATAAGTCAATTCCTACTTGATTTACTTTGTGATAATCAGTACCATTATCTTTTAAGTATTGTTTAATTTGTTGTCCTGTTAATAACATATTATATATTTAAATTTAACATTCCCATTACTTCTGCTTTAGCTGTTTTATTATGGTCTGCAAATGCACCTGATACTTCACTTGTAACCATACTAGCACCTTGATGTTTTACTCCTCTACAAGATACACATTGATGACCAGCGTGAATAACAATCATTACGTTTTCTGTTTCTGCAATTGCTGAAATAGCATTATGAATTGCTACTGTTAATTGTTCTTGTATTGAACCTCTTCTACCAAAATGTTCTACAATTCTGTTTAATTTAGATAAACCTACTACTTTACCATCTTTACCTGGTATATAAGCAATATGTACTTTACCTAGAATAGCTTGGTGGTGATGTGAACACATACTAGTAATTGGAATATCTCTTTCTAATATAATTCCATTATAACCATCACTTGGGAATGCAGTGATTTCAGTTGGTATTTCATATCTACCTCTCCATAAATCATTTACATATGCTTTAGCTACACGACGAGGTGTTTCCATACTATTAGGATCGTTTTCCCAATCTACACCTAATGCAGTTAAAAATTTACCATAAGCATTTTCTGCTTTTTTAATTATTTTTAATTTTTCTTTGTCAGTTAATGAACGGTGATCACCTTTTTCTATTAACTCTTTTAATTGTGTAGATATACCATTTGCAAAACCTGCTTGAGCAGTTTCTAATTTTTCTACATCTACTACTTTACGTCTTGTATTTGTTTTTTCTTTACTCATACTATGAAATATAATAACTTATTTTTGGAAGCCAAACTATATTGAATAAATAGCTGGATAATTTCTGTAATAACCTTTATCGTTATCCATACCCATTCCTACTAACCATTCATCTTGGACTTCGAATCCCCAAACCATATTAGGTAAAGGTTCTGTTTTAGCTCTTTTAGCTAGTGTAACAATATTAATTGATTTTGGATTTTTTATTTCAAGGAAATCTATTAAGGCATTCATTGTATTTCCTGAATCGTAGATATCGTCTACTAAATAAACATGTTTTCCTTTAATTGGTGTTTCTAAATCTTTAGTAATTTGAATATCACCTTGTTTATTTTTAGAAACATAACTTTTTACTCTAACAAAATCACATTCTATATCTATAGATAATGATTTTACTAATTCAGTATAAAACATAAAACCACCATTCAATACACAAACCATTACTACTGGTGTTTTATCTCCTCTATGTTCGTCTGAAATGTTTTTAGCTAATATTCTTGTTCTTAATTCTACTTGTTGAGGGCCATATAATTCGATCATAACAATTTTTTAATTTTTGAAGAACCTTCATGTTTTGTATAACCTGATTCTGATAATACTACTACAGCTGGTAAATATTGAACTCCAAATAGTTCTGATAAGAATTCAGTTTCGTATTCATCATTATCAATTTCTACTAATTTATAACCTGGTTTAGATTTTGCTATTTCGTTTATAGTAGGTTTTATTTTAGTGCAATATTCACACCATTCAGTATAAAAGAAAAATATCGTTTTCTCTTTACGTTGGATTGATTCCTTAAGTAATTGTTTATTCATTTTAATGGTTTTTTAATTATAAATAAACCTGTTTTTCCATTAAATATTTTACCTTTATCCCAAGAATACCCTATAGAATTTAATAATTGTTCATTATTATTAAGTATAGAAGCGTAAATTGATAACTTTTTTTCAAATTCTTTGTCTGAAGACGAGTCAGGTGCTATAGTTAATACTTCAGGTTTATTTTGTTTTACCCAATTTAGAGTAGATTTAACTATTACTCCTAATATTTTAGATAAAGTTTTATAATCTGATGTAAACGTTTGAGTTGTTAAATTTTCAACATCAAATCCTAAATTATAATAAGTTTTAGGGTTAAAATTTTTATATAATATAGTATTAGGAGAAAAAAATACTTTACCTTCTTCAGGAAATTGTTCAATTCTCATACCAACATCTAAACCTTCAATATCAAATCTAGTTTCGGTATTTAGTTTGATAGGTAAAGATACCGCATTTTCAAAATCAATTGATTCTTTTAATATATTATATAATCTATTTAATCTAATAAATCTACTACTCATATTAATAAATATTAACGTGAATGAATTTTACGTAAAGTAAACTCATGTCCTGAATCTGAATTAACTTCTAATAAAGCTCTAAATTCTTCAGCTTTATCTTTAGTATCAAATTCTAAAACTTCCCCATGAGTATCTAATATAATCACAGGGATAGTTGCTTTTTCAGTTTCAATATGTTTAATAATAACGTAGCACATATCACACTCCTCTCTTCTGCCCATAGGCTATTATATGGTCTCTACCTGTCCAATTGTAACCATGTTTAGTACACATTTCAATTGATATAGGATACATTTTAGTTAATTCTTCAGCTGTATCACCTGCGGGCATTATCCAAGTTTTTTCTTTAGGAATACCTAATTCAACTCTAAACGCTTCAATTTCAGCTAAATTTTCTTCTGTACCATCCCATACTGGTTTAAAATGATAATCTGAGTGGTAATCCATCATTTGTTTTATTTCTGTCTTATTAAGACGGTATTTGTTATGTTGGTCCACAAATTTTTGATCCACTTCTTTGCCAAGTGGAGTAAGAATCCCAACCCTAGGAACACTGTTACTAAACTTAGGACTAAGAGATATAAGGCCGATAGGATAATCAGTTGCAATAAAGTGACTACCCTCTGTTTCCATCGTGATAAGAATGTTTCTTTCATGTGCAAAATGAGTTAATTCGTTTACTAATGCTGGATGCATTGTTGGTGCTCCTCCTGTTAACATCATTTCTTTGATATGAGGATTCTCATCATACATTTTAATAATGTCATTAAAAGTGAATGCTCCTTTTTCTGGGTGAATACTTGTATACCAAGAATCACACCATCCACCCTCACCAAACCAACATCTGTGAGTACAACCTGTTGTTCTAACAGCAATTGTAGGTCTTCCTTGTCTACTACCTTCACTTTGAACACAAGGATAAATTTCTATCACTTGTATTTTTTTATTATAATCTGTTATTCTTTCCATTTATTTAATTTAAAAAGGTAAATATAATTCATAGTTATCATGTCCATCAAAATATATCTCTAAAAATAATCTAGGATACATATTAATTTTACCTGTGTATTTTTTATTTGATATTTCTTTTGATTTAGGTGTTAGTCCTAAAGAAGTAAATTTAGCATATAATTTAGCACCATCTTCTTTACCAATTGGTTTTCCTAAGAATTCAAATGCTGTTACCCAATCTGTTACTTTTTTAGTCTCCATATTATTCTCCTTTATAAAATGCTGTATTTTTTTCATGTTCACGAAATTCAACTTGACTTACTTTTACTCGTCCTTCTGTTTCTGATTGAATAAAATCGTTAAGTTTATTGTAGAAGTATTCAGCAAAACGTTCTGCTCCTACAGCTGGGATAATACGAAGTTGGATAAGTTCATTTTTTTCCATTAATTTAAAACTTTCTAAATATGGATCATCTTCAGCTACAATTGTAGTATGATCAAGCATATAATCCATCCATGCTTTAGGATTCATACCATCAATAGTACCTTTGGCACGTTTCATACCTCCGAAATCCCATACCCAATTACGCTCATCTAGTTCACCTTCAAACCATACTTTTAAACTTACTCCGTAACCATGAAGGAATCTACAGTGTGTTCCTTCTGCTCTCCATTGACGAAATACTGTTGAATATCCATCAAATACTTTTGTTGAAACGTATCTTGTTTTCATTTTATTTTATATTTTTTTGTAATCCAAATCCTTTAGGATAGGTTCCTAAAGTGTAATTATCAGCTTTAATATTTACTTTAGCATATTGAAGCCATATTTTATCTTTTTGACCTTCCTTACCTATTTTATCTGATCCTTCAATAAATAATTGAGTTGGTTGATATTTTTCTATAAACTCATTTATTACTTGAACTACAGTAGATATAATTTTAAAAAAATGTTGTGTATCTGTTTTAAATGCTTCTCCACTAAATCCATTAATAGCAAACTCTACTTCAAAACTATTTGAACCTTCTTTAAATCTATGAAATCTAACACTAATATCATTTATTTGATCATCTTTAAAATCAGTATAAATCATATTTCCTTTTTCACTAAAATAAAAATTAGTTTCATATGGTTTAACAAGTTGTCCTATTTCTAGGAGTTTTTGTTCTTGTTCATTTAAATTTTGTTTATAGTTTTGATAAGATCTAGCCATATTATTAGCTATTAAATATTCTAATAATTTCACCTTGTGGTTTTGCTCCTACAAAACGTGTTTTTTCAACACCATTTTCTAATAAAATAACTGTAGGTACACTAGTTACATTATATTGTTTAACCATACTAACGTCGTAATCGACATTTATTTTTTCTATTGGCATTCCATTTTTCTTAAGATCATCCATTATTGGACCTAACATCTTACATGGTTGGCACCATTCTGCGCTAAAGTATAAAAATCCTTTCATTATATTTCTGTTTCTAATATTAATTCTATTCCTGATGTGAACTCTCTTATATATTTAGTATTTGTGTATTTTAATGGTTTAGCTTCATCCCAATCATTAGACCATACAAATTGTCCACTATTGAGTCCTGAAAATACTTCACCATGCTTATTAAATACTAAATAATAAGGTTCATTAATTTGTTCTTTTTTCTTTCGTTTGCTCATACTAATTCTTCAGCTATACCAATTATTTCACTTAATATAAGTATAATTGTGGCTAAAGCCAAGTTAAAGGGTAAAGCAGCATACCCTAATATTCGGATAGCTGACTTAGTAAAGCTTAATGCTTGATGCATTTTAGGATCTGGTTGCTTCATGATTGTTTAAATAACTGTTTATATTTATTCCTGTTGTTTTTTCTAAAAAATGAAACTCAGCATGACAATTTCGACATAATAATATACATTTTTTAGATTCGCTTTTTATTTTACTTATACTTGCGTCTGATATTGATATATCTTTTTTATCAGGTTCCAAATGGTGGAAATCAATAACGTAATGTCTTTTATCTTTACATTTAACACATCCTTCAGAACGTAACTCTTCTAATAATTTAGAACGTTTATTACGAGTATTTTTACCATATTCTTTCCATTTATCTGGGTTAGCTTTCATATATTTTTGAACATATGGTTTTACTGAAATAACCATACATTTTTTACATTTAGACATGTAATAACGTCTACCTTTTATATCTGGACTATTTAATGGAAATTCTTCTATAGGTTTAGTAATTTCACAGCGTTTACATTTTTTTTCTGTTTTCATATTATATCTGGGTATCAGTTATACATATTAGCTGATACCCAAAGACATACTATTTATTAAATTCTTCAATAACTTTAGTTACATGTTTTACTACTTTATCCCATGATGCTATACCATCTTCGTCTTCATAAATTACTGGATCAGGACGACCTAATTTAATAAACGCTTCTACACGTTCAACTGATGATGCTGATTTATAATCACTGTTTCCTGATGGATATGGTTTATAAGATGTGTTAGTCCTGCTATATACCGTGTTAAAGTCAAGACCTAGTATATCGCAACACACTGCGCCATCTTTTAATATATCAAATTTATTACCGGTTAAATACGGGGTATAATATGTAACTAAATGTCCATTTTCATTACCTTCTAAAAACGCGTTATAATCTGAATCCCTAAATTCTTGACGACAATCTCTATAAATTTGGTGGTCACCAGCATGGATACCCATAGCAATTACACATTCAGTGTTATTCTTTTCAGCAATTGATAATGCAACAGCTTGAATAATTGAGCTGAATATTTTATTGCGGTTTGGAACTACAGAAGCAGCCATATTACTATGCTCATAATGACCTTCAGGAATATCATCTCCACCTATTACAAGTGCAGAGTTAAGTAATTGAGATAAACCATCTAATTTAATTACTTGATGTTTAACTTTAGGATATGTTTCTTCAAAACCATTAGGAGCATGATCATGATGAAATACTCTTGATGGATTAGAATTAATATAGTCAACTAACGATTCAGCTCTATCTAATTCTACACTGTGTTTTTGACCATAGTCAAAACTTAAACAAGTAACTTGGTAATCGTTTGCTAATAAGTGGAGTAATAATGTGCTGCTATCTAATCCTCCACTTAATGAGAGTACAGCATATTTTTTATTTTTATTCATAAATTTTATTTTTTAATTTAATATATCTTTTTTGCGTTTCCAAATGTAATTTTTATAAGGTTTATTTCTTTTTATAGCTCCCTGAATGCCTTTATATCCTGCTTTTTTTATCTCATTAAATGAAATCCATTCTTTGATAAAATTTCCTTCTAAATCATATTGAATAATACCTTCTCCTTTTGATTGACTAATTTTATTATTTCTTTCTTTTATGTTTATTTTATGTTTCCAAGGTGAGGTATCTCTTCCTTTTAATTTATTACTAATTTTTTGATTTCTAGAAGTATTATTTTTTATTTTATCTATACTTTCTTGAGAATGAGTTTTACCTGTAAAACCTCCACCTTTCATATTAGATGTATCTTTAACAGTCCATGTTTTTCCTTTAGTAGTACTTTTACCTTTCATTTTTACTGATTGGTTAAGTTTCCATTCTTCAGATTGTTTTACAGGACCAAAAGATTTATTAGTTTTATTATAATATAAAGGATTATTAGCAACGTCGTAATATTCTAACCAATATTTTTCTCTTTCATTTAATTTAGAAATATCATCAACATATTCTAATATTTCTGTTATTATATCTTTATATAACTTTAAATCTATTTTATAATCTTTACCACTACCGTAATAATATTTATCACCACCTTTATGTTTACCTATGTAATATTTACCAGTAGCTATTATTTGTCGTCTATAGATGTGAGGCTTTTTAAAATCCATAATTTTATTTTATTATAAATATTATAGTAAATTTAAAAGCCGTCACTTTATATCTATTATATTTGTCCTAATGTTGCGGTTGATGAGTAGCCTCTATTTAATAATTGTTCTTTTTTAAAGAAACCATTAACATTTGCTTCCTTAAACGTACCTAAATGTTTCTCAATTAATAATGTAACAAGTGCATTATAATTATCATATTCTTGAGTTGATATAATAACAAATGGTTCATTTTTATCGACAATTTCTATTAAATCTTGTAATAATAATTGATCCTGTCTTTTTCTTCCTGATTTTAATCTTTCAAAAATTTGATGTAATGAATAATTTGTTGGACGTTTTAAAATATCTTCTTCAGGTATAGTAGCAGTAGATATATCATTAACTATAATATTATTATTTTCGTTTTTCTTTTCAGCCATTTTTTCATCATAGGCTTGTTGAATTATTTGTGATTGTTTATCTATAAACTTTTGTATTTTACTACCATCATCTTTTAATAGTTCTAATGGATAACAAGCTTTAAATAATTCTACTTCTTCAACTGTTCCAGGAAATGTATCTTTAAATACTGGTACCCAAACATATCCTAAACCTAATCCATGTTCTTCTGAATCAACCCAAATTCTTTTAGATGCCCATGCTTGTTGTATTTCTAAAGTTGATAGATGACCTGTGTTTACTACTTTACCTCCTAATTTTACTAATAAGTCAAATAGGTCTTTTTGTGTTTGTACGTTAATGTTTATTTTTTTCATAATTTATTTTTTTACTATTAATTTCTATCTAACCAAGCAATACGCTCAACTAAAATTTGAAAATAAGTTATCATAGATTGTAATTGAATTCTTAATAAAACCTGTTGTGTCGCATCAATATTAAATAAAGCATCACTATTAACAAATATTTCTAATTTATCAATTTTTTCTTTTAAATCTTGCATTTCAGCGGTTAATCTTTCTTTAAATGTACTCATTTTAATTTTCCCAAATTATAGATTTATATTTATTTTCAATAGCACTATGTAACATATTTGAAACTTCCATTTTATTTCCAAGGGCCTCATTTACACATTCAGCTGCAAATCTTTTTGCTACATCTTCAGCATACATTTGCATTAATTCTTCTGTTGTAAAGTTTTCTTTAATTGAATTGTAAAATTCTTTTGCTGTTCTTAATTGATAGATTTTCATTTTTTAGTTTGTTTTAGTGAATTTAAATATTCATTAGTAGTATCAGTTGGTATTCCGAATATTGTCATAACATCATCAACAAACTGAGTTCCTCGTTTTTTACTTAATTTTTTAATCATATCTTTTTTAAGTAATAAATATAGTAATTTTTTCATTTTTATTTTTTAATTTTATAAGTAATTGTTTGAATAGGTTCCATCTCAAAAAATCTTAACTTCCAAGATATATCTTCATAATCACTTTGCTCAGAATATAAATTTGTAATAGATCTAACTCCTAATAATCCTTCATTAGTTTCCCAAACTGATACTGAAGTTTCATACCAGCGATGTTTGTCAATATCTAATTCTGATGCTAACGATTTTGTAAAATATTTTAACATTTCTTCAGGAAGATCTTCTTCAAACTCATAATTTTTTTGAATTATGTTTAAATTATTTAATTTTTCTATTATTTCTTTCATAATATTTAAATTGTATTTTTTTTTAATTTTGATTTTATTTACTTTTTTAGCGATGAAATCCATCTAATTTTACCTTTTACTTTTACTTTTTTCATTTTTATTTAATTTTTATTATTAATTTCTAAAATCTTACCACCTAACCAATATTTATATCTACCATATGGGGTATTTATATTATTAAATTGGGGTAACAATTTTGTTTTTATGTGATTTAAATCTCTTTCTTCTAATATTAATTTATCTTTATTAAAAAAATAATAAAATAAATATTCTAAGTCCCATTTAGCAACAAAAATTTTAAACATACTATGTATAAATAATATAGGTACAATAACCATTGTCCAAATTGGTTGGAATGGATATAATAAACTAATAGGCATTATCCTATTTTTAGGATTTAAGTGGTACCCAAATAATATTAGGTATGCACATATAAATAATTTTAATATCATAATTTTTATTTTTATTTTTATTTTTATTATACTTAAATATAACAAAGATATCTTGGAGAGCCAAACTTATTTTGTAGTCAGGACAGGAATCGAACCTGTATTTTATGTTTATAGCATACTCTTGTCAAGAGTCTTTCTCCGTTTTTACCTACGGGCAGCAGCATCATAAGCGTTTACCAATTTCGCCACCTGACTATTTAATATAAACCCTAACATATTTAAAGCGTCCTATAAATAGAGGTTAGGGGTGTAATCTTAGCTTATACCTTGGGCTATTCACTTACATTACAACAAGACCACTGAAGTGTGCTGTTCTTAAGGGAAGCATCGTGGTACATTAATTAAAATGTAACTGTAGATAAAACTCTAATAGATAAATCTTCAGCTTTATACTTAGCTAAGTCTTTATCTCTAGCTACTTCGAATTCTACTGATTGGCCATTTTTAGTTTGAACCCATAATTCTTTAATAAATTCAGTTGATGTAATTTCGTTTTTGTCATTACGTGTTACTTTAAACACTGCTACTTTGTTTTGCATAATTGCGTTTTGGTTAATTGATGAAATTGTTAAATTTGATGTTGTAAATGTAGGAATATAAGTATTATAATTATAATTTATACCTGATGATATTGTTCCTGTACCTGTTGTAAATGTTTGTGCCATGTTATTGTTGTTTAAATAGTTCGTAATCTTGTTTCTTTAATTCGTAATCCATACTATCACGTTTGTATTGCATTTCTTTATATTTAAGATCTTGTTTATAAGATTCTATAAATACAGTTAATAAAACCCAAGCAGATAGTCCTGCAAGGTAAAACCATATGATATCTTCTTTTCTTTTAATCCAATCAATTAATCTTCTCATTTTATAAACGATTTAAATTTGTTAATATTACTTTGTATAACTTCTATTTCTTTTTCACTAAATTCTCTCTCCATAAACTCTTCAATTTTATTTTTTGGTTTAGTTAATAAACCATATTCCTTATAAAACTGACCTAACGCGCCTACAATAACTGGGTTAGATGTATCGACAGATTTAATAAAATTAAATTTTGGATCATTATAATATAGGAATTCTTGGGGTAATGAAGCTCCTAATAGATGGATATAATGATTATCTTTAATAATTCCTTCTTTATATAATCTAGAAATTACATAAATTCTATTCATCATTTGATTAACTAATGGATTTGGATGATACCCATCATGTTGGTAATATATAGATGAATGATTAAATGCAAAATGAGTATAACCTAAAGCAATACACTGATTATATAGATTCATAAAATCTCCTAATGTATGTCCTTGCATCACTACCATTAATTCAGTTTTTTCAGGTAACTGAGCTTTAAGTGTATTCATCCAATACTTAGCATTTCTATAAGTAATAGCTGTATCATTCCATTCATCAGGGACAATAAAAATATCAGGTTTAATTAGATTAATTTTTTCAATTAAATCTTTTTCAGTGTGAGTCACACCTTCAAATAAACCATTATCACAAATTATAAAACGACCATGTCGTCTAGCTCTTATAAAATATTCTTTATAAGCTGTATGTTTATCAATTAAATGAGGAAGACAATAATCATAATCGTTCCACAAATAAGATTTG